AAAAAAATCTTTGAGAGGGTAGTTAACCCTCTCTTAAACAAATATTTAACGGATCCATTTGGCGGTGAAGCCTCAATTGCAAAAGATATTCCTATGAAATACTTATCGTATTTTAAAGAAGTATCTGCTCAAAAAAATGCAAAAAAGATTAGATACAGATACAGAGGTAAATCTGGCTTTAAAACACAATATAAAACTGGTTTACAAATGCACTATATCAGACCACAATCATTTTGTCATATGAATGGCGCTGATACTTTTGCGATATATTACAGATAAACTAAAAAGGAGAAAACACTATGATAAATGTAAATCAAACTGCTAAAACACTAGACGAAGGAATTAAGAACTTGATGGCTGGTGCTAAACTAGATTATGAAAAATGGTCAACTATGGGTGGCAAAGAATTAACTGGCTACTGTAAAGAACAAGTTGATAATTGGGATTCTAAAACAAAAATTAAAGAAGGTAAAAAGTACATTAAGATTGTACAAGATACTGGTGTTTTTTGTTTTATCGTAAAAGAAGATTTTAAACACTTCGTAAAAGGTGATGTATTGAAAGCCGCTGGTTACAATGCACCTGCTTTAAACTCACCGAGAGGTAATGTTCTAAAGGGTAACTACCCTATTCAATGGACAGGTCCTCTTTATTTAAAATAATCAAATAACGGAGTGTAGCGCAGCCTGGTAGCGCATTGCGTTTGGGACGCAAGGGTCGTAGGTTCGAATCCTACCACTCCGACCAATTATAAATATTTCTACAGCCATGAGGAGAATTATGAAGTGGCACAATCAAATATTATTAGTAGATATAAAAAACAAAGTGACCTAGAAAAGGTTGCTTTACACATCTTAAAAACATATGGTAATTTTAAAATACCATTTACTCACCTAGAAACAATTAGAGAATACCAATTAAAGTATAGAAGCTATTGGTCTCTACGAATTAATTTTGAGAAAGATAAGAACGGCAAAAAATGGCCTGTACACTTTGATTTCTACATATCTGCTCGTAGCTCAGATGGACAGAGCAACGGTCTTCTAAACCGTAGGTCGTAGGTTCGAATCCTACCGAGCAGGCCAATAAAAAAAGGGAACAGCTTTGTCTGTTCCCTTTCTTTGTTATATCTCAGCGCAAGCGTAGCAATTAATTTCTAAACCTACGGAGACCTCTCTTACTTCGGGTTTCTTCCACATAAGATTTCTCCCTTTTTCTTACTAATATGTATTATGTTTAGTCCATAGGAAAAAACTATAAGTGTTATTAGATTATATACCTTGCATACGAGGGTCTTTTGAAAAAAGATTGCGTTTCGCTTTTGGTCTTGCGATACTATCTTTACTTCTTTTTCTTAATTGAGCCCTACTAGATTCACTAACACGCTTTTGTCTAATTAGAGCCTTTAAGTCCTTTACTAGGTCCATAACGGCCTCCTTTGTTAGTGCGTTGCTTCAGCGATTGCTTACTTCCGACTTTTAGTCCAACGATATTATTATTTATATCTTTATGGATTAATTTAGAAAAATAGATGGTAAGAGGATTGTTTGGTTGATAGGATTCGTATTCGCTACGATAACTGCGTTTTCTTTTGGCCACGAAGTTTACTTTTATTTATACCAGGCTTGCCTTTTACGGACAATACTATATAATAGTGTAATGATTAAAGATTTATTTAAAATTGGTATATATTTTGTTGACTTAAATTTAGATGTAAAAGCAATTAAAGACTATTGTTTAGACTATAGAAAAAATGATACAGCACAAGATAATTCTAGCCACTCAAATAGAGGTGGTTATCAATCATCATACCTAGATGGTAAACATTTACCACTTAATAAATTATTCCAAGAAATGGAAGACCATTCAAATGTATATAATCAATCACTAGGGTTTAGTGAGAAAAGAGAATTAGATTGTATTTGGATAAACATAAACGGTTATAGAGATTACAATATAGAACACGCTCATGCTGGTTGTAAGTTGTCAGGTGTATATTATGTAGATACACCAAAAGATTGTGGTAATATATTGTTTTATCCACCACACCTTGATGTATTAGAATCAAATTGGTACAATGAAGAAAAAAATAGTTTATATAACTATTCTAGTTTTTGGATGCCTGCAATAGCAAATAGAATGTATATCTTTCCTAATTGGCTAAGACACGGAACAGAACCTAATTTAAATAAAGAGGAAGAAAGAATGAGTTTGTCTTTTAATGTAAATTAATGAAAAAGTATATACGAACATATGATAATGTATTGCCACACGCCTTGTGTAAAACTTTAATTGATAAGTTTGAAATCAATACAGACCAACATATTAAAACCGATTTAGATGACCATAGACATTTTACAGAAATCAATATCAATGAACACCAAGATTGGTCTGTCATTGTAAAAAGTTTATACAATGGTTTAAAACCTTACATACAGAAATACAAAGAAGATTGCGATATACAAGAAAAACAATGGCCTGATAATTATGGTTTTGAACAAATAAGAATGAAACGATATTTACCCAATGATAAAGATGAATTTAAAAACCATGTAGATGTGGGCGACTATGCGTCAGCTCGTAGATTTATGGTATTCTTTCTTTATCTAAATGATAACTATGGCGGTCATACTTCTTTTAGTGAGTACGACACCGTTGTTCAACCTAAGGCAGGTAGACTACTCATGTTTCCACCCACATGGACATACTTACACGCAGGACATAAACCGTTAGAAACACCGAAGTATATCATAGGTTCTTATCTACATTACCTTTAAGAATTAAAGAGATTTTCCGAGTCCGATTTTAGATAGGTATTAATCTATCTTACTAATAGTACATTGAAGTACCAAGTAGAACAGTAAAAACAATATAACTACTGTCTTCACTTTCCTCTTATTGTGTGAGTCCATTAGTATTATTTAGAATGTATGAAAAGTCTGTCCGTTGGTTCCTGGAGCTTCCTCTGGAAACGGCACACCGATATATATAATAGTACGAAGCTTGACATCATGCGACAAATGGTGTATAATGTAACATATGACTAAAAAAAAGTATTTCCACGAAGTAATAGAAGAAGACGAAAAGATACTGGCGATTGGCCTTAAACAAAGTAGATTGCATAAAAAAGAAAGACTTGATAGAGAGAAGACTAAAGAAAAGTCTTTGCACGAAGTATTAATGGAAGGCTTTAGAGAAGAACAAGAACAAAGAAGATTAGAAGAATTAGAAGAAGAAGAAGAAGAAAAGACACCAAGTGAAGAATTACAAGATGAATTGGAACCAATAGATGATTAAAGGTTGTGTAGGGTTTAGTCACATAAAAGGCCGTCTTACTGGTAACATGATATTAGTAAGAGGTAAAAGAGTAATAGAAGTGTGTTTACCATATCCATTATATGTACTTATAAAAAACGCTTATCCTAGAAAAAATATCCTCGGAAAAATTTTGTTTAGTAAACCTAAATTGGCGTTTAAGTTGGAAAAAGAATAAAGACTGCCTTTATAAAACCGTTGGATGTTATTACATTTATAGATTAAAAGCCAGCCTGTTCCTACACTAAGCGCTTTTTCTGGAGATTTACGGATTTAAGTCTATTGTAGACCCTCTTATAGTAGTAGAGCCTGTCGTGTTGTGTGTCGTTGTACCTGATACATTCTTTATCTCTGAACCATCAACGGCCATTGTAAAGTTACCACCTACCTTGACATTGTAATCACCACCTGAATTAACATTGATATTGCCATCTACTGTCACCATATTAATATTGCCTTTATCTACCTGTATGTTAATATTCGCATTAGGGCCTATCTGTATATCGTAGTTATTATTTTCTTTACCTGACTTATTAATAAAAACCTTGTGGCGGCCGTCTATTGATATATCACAATTACCTATAATTTCTGCTTGCCTTTTACCACTTAATAGTGTATAATGGTCGCCCTTAATTATTTCGGTTTGTGTACCATCAGGATGTATCTCGTAAGAGGTGCCTGTCTTATGTCGTTGGTGTATTCGTTCATTGTCTGGCGTATCATCATATTCCATTATATGGCCACTCTCTGATTCAAATACTCTATTGTACGGATAGACCGTTGCGTAAGGTATTT